CAATCACAATTACCTTGGTATATTCTTTAGTGTTCAAGGTTTTGGTAACAGTTAAAATGTCATCAACTTCTTTTTTCCATTCTGATATTTGCTCTAAAACCTTTTGAATTAAACCACTGGGAAGTTTTTCGACAATTGAGATTTTTTGATTAAATGTAACATTTTGTAATTCAATTTCTTTTTCATTAATCCAAAGTTTATTGATATATTTTGAAGTTTCTCCAATAAAAGCATCGGAGATTATGTTCTGAACTTCTTCGTTTGTTTTAATTTGATCTGTTTTTTTATACTGTTTATTTAAATCTTCAGTATATTTTAATTCTGTTTCAAGAGTAGGTTGTGAAATTTGGGCTTTTATTTTTACGTTAGAATTTTGTATTTCTACATCTTTATTTAAAGTGGTTTTATACGCTTTAAATTTTTCAACAATTGGAGAAATTTTAATTTTTTCAGTTATGTTATTTTTTTCATCAAATACAACTTTAATTTCGTCTGAGATTTGATTTTTTAAAGATAATGCGATAGATGCTTTATCTGCTGTGAATATATCATCAAGATTTTCTGAATTTTCTTTTAATAAATTTTCGTGAATAATATCATTAAATGTTCTTAAAAAAGAAACATTATATACCGAATTATCCATTGCAGCATTCAATAAATCTTTTTGTTGTTTGGCATCAATTTCTTTAAACTTTAAATATTTTCTTTTTGATGGAATCCAAACATCAACCTGAAAAGTTTCTGATGCTTCATTTAAAGCCTTCAAAGCACCATCAAAATCTAATATGTTTGATTCTTTTATGTTTTCTTCTTCTATCATGGTATTATTGTGGCGGTAAATCTCCAAATTCAGCCGCCAACTTTTCTAAATCACTACTTATATTATTCCCTGTTGGTAAAAAGTCAACTTTTCCAGATGATTTTTCTTGTGATTTTCTTTGTTCTTGTATTATAGAAAAATAAACTTTTCTTTCAGATGGTGATATTTTCATAATATATTCTGGATTAAGATGACAAGAAGAAAGTATATAAATCTCTTGGTATAAAGTTTTTACATCGGAAGAAAAAAACAATTTTAAATGTTCTATAAAACTTAAATTATAAAAGTTAAATTTTTGTGTTTTAAATGTTGATACGTCAAAAACTTCGGATGTTACCAATATTTTCAATGCTTCAATAATTTTTTCTTGTATTTTATTCTTAATTTTCAAATTTAAATTATTAGTTAATTTGATTTTTTCTTCTGTATTAAAATTATTTAATAATATTTTTTTATTTTTAATTTTAATATATTCGATATATTCTTGAATAGATTCAGTAAACATTTCGTACTCATTTTTATTTTCCAAAATCATTTTAGAAAAAAATCCTAAAGAATTTAAAAAAGGCCAATTTAATTTGATTTCTATGTTTTTGTCTTGAATAAGGTTATTTTCTTCTTTTTCTAAAAACTCACTGGCTTTATAAAGATTCAATAAATAAGTTTTTAAGTTAAGTTGAATTCTTGTTTTATTTTTTTGTTTTAATAATAAATCAACACTCAAACCAATGCTCAACATTCTTAATTTGACTAAAAATAAAACATATTCGATTACATTAATTTCATTTAAAATATTTTTATTTTCTAAACAATTTTCAATTATTTTCTTAACAAATAAAAAATAATCATATAATGATTCTTTATCATTAGAATGTGAAAAATTAGCTTTTGCTAAAAACAATTGTTCTTCTGTGTTGATTTCTCTAAAAACTAATTTATTTTTTGTAAATGGTAAATCGACACTATGGTTATAAAAAATCACAAAAAAACTTATGGTAAATCAATATAATTTCCAGTGTTTCCATCTAATACAGCATAACTATCATAAACAAATTTGACATTGCTATATTTTAAGCCTTCTTCTGCATACGAATAAGTCTCTCCTTCGATAGATATAGGTGCAATATTATAAAACCTATATATTTTTCTTATACCCATTCTAACATAAGATCCTACTTTAGATAGTAAAACAACATCTGCAAAATTTGACTTTACATATTTTTGAGAATCTCTGGGTCTTACAATTAAACCGTTATAACCAACAGAAATAATCCAAGGACGAATAATTAAATCTAAAAAAGAAGCATTAGTTTCTAAGAATGTTACACCCAAACTTGCATATTTTTGTCTATTTGATGCGGTTGCAGGTGATTGAAACCCACCATAATTTAATCCTACATTTCCTGCATCAATGCTTTCATTTGGCAAGTTTACTTGTCGAACAAAAGCACATCCCATTAAATTTTGTACAGATGATTGTAATGCCCCATCTAACAAATATTTTGTTGCTCTGTTATCATAGGACCATTCAGATGATGCATCTCTATTTCTTAAAACAGATTGTAAATTATTCATCAGCCCATTAACAGAGCTAAAATCAAAATACATGAACCATTGGCTTGCTAAAGCAATACCAGTTGGCCAGCTACCTAACAAATCCAAATAATAAGAATATGGACTTTGTTCGCTATATTGGAAAAGTGGTGGCATAATAATATTTATGCCTTATTAAAGATTATCGTGCCAATCTCCAATATTGATAAGCAAGAGTTGCTTGTTGAAGAAGAACTTCACCAGCATTTGTTATATCAACCGTTAATTCACCGACACTTTGACAATAGCAACCAAACAATGTATATGTTCTTAAAGGAACACCTTCTTTATCAATTAAACTTAAAATTACTTGATTGGAAGCGTCTTTACTTGGAATGTTGTATGCTCCTGTACTATTAGCATCATTGAAGACTTGGTTTGTCCAATCTTCAAACTTTCTTCTTACAGAAAGACTTTGTGGAACACGGAATGTAATATTCCATGCACCACTATTTGGATAATTTGCAGTACCGGGTACATTGAAAACTAATCCCATAAATGGGACAGTTACGTTTGTTATTGCTCTACCAGGCAACGTAGTGCTGGTAACATATAAGAGTTCGTTAGTTGTGAATCTAACTCCACCTAATGCAACAACTCTAAATAAATTTTGACGCGCAAAATCATTTACAATTGCTGTATCGTAGAAGTTTTCAATTCCTTGTGTGTCGAGTAATCCTGCCATAAGTCTTATTAATATTTATCTTTGTGTCTTATCATTATTATCCAATAAGTTCAGAAAAATCAATTCCTGTTCTTGTTGCAATGAAGTCCGCAAGTATAAATTCAGATGCTCTGACGGGTTTGATATAGATTGAAATCTTCAACTCATTGTTGTCGATGACATCTGGTGTATTGTTTCTTTCATCACAAACTAATTGATAGTCATATAAACCATCGTTTAGTTTTGCTTTGTCGAAAGTTGGAAGCAACGCACCTTTCAAACGATTGCGAGTAGCAAATGTATTTGGTTCAAACACGAAGTATTTTAATAATGCTTGTGTTTCTTTTTCGAGAGTTAAGAACAATCTACGAACATTAATTCTATCAAATGCCGATGGCTTACGGAACAATGTTTTTTGTCCAAAAATTACATAGCCGTCATTTGTGAAATAAACAATAGGATTGATGTTAATTTTGTATAACAAGTCTCTTTGTTTTTGTGTTGGATTTACACCAATGTCGTTGACATTAGTGAGTGTTCCTCTGTTAAATCCAGCAGGAGCAATCCATGGGAATGTTTGTTGTGATGTTGATGCAAATACTGCTGCTGCATATCCAGAAGATGGCAACCAAACTTGTTTGTTTGTGAAGTTGTCATTTGTTTTGATCCAGTTACCGTATGTGCAAACATAACTACTTTGAATTCCAGAATATAAATTTTTCAAAGGCCAATAAATGTCATTTGAAAATACATAGTTTGTTTTACGAGAAACTTTTCCATTTTCTCCTTGAACAAAAATATGTCTTAATGGATCAGCAATAAAGATATGATCTTTACGAGTTTTATCAGCTAAAACTACAAATTGATTTGCAATATCCATATATGAATCATATGCAATTCCAGTTGGTGTTGTTCCATCTTTAGAATCTAAACCAGCTAAACTTACGTTATATAATTCATCATAGATATATAAGTTATCAGGAATATTTGCATCTGCATATCGACTATTGGCTGATGCCCAAACTGTACCTAATCCTGCTTCAGCTATAACATCAATATTAAGAGTATCGTCATTTTCGACTTTTCTTAAAATTCTTTGAAGTTTTAATGGAACATTTCCTACTTCTTTTGATTTACTGTCGGTATCTGATGTATAAACCCCTGAAGAATAAAGATTTTTAGCTGTTTTGGCAACTCTAACCTTTTTAGCAGGTAAACCATTGCTGGAAACCCAATCACCTTTAGTGGCAATATTTGGGTTTGTTATAACCTTAAAGTTTGAAGATTTTTTATCAACAACAGTGTCCAAGAAATAGCTTTCATTAGATCCACTATATTGATTTCCAATTTCTTTTTTGTAGTATAAAGAACCAGCATAACCTTCTGAAACAAAATAATCTAATGTTACAGTATCTTGGCCATATTGTGTAGTTCTTAAGCGGATAACCAACATAATTAAACTATCATCATATGTCTTGTCTTCAAACCCATATGAAGTTGGATAGTTTTCAATAACTTTCGAAATACTAGTTCCACCAAATGATGAATATGTTTGTGTTAAACTGAATGACAATCTTGAAGATGGAACATTCGTAAATGTTTGTAATGAGTTTGTGCTATTGATTGTATTAACAGCTTTAATTGCAGTTACTGCTGTAAAATCAGTTGATGGGTTAATTTCAGAATTATCTGTAAAGACTACATAATAACCTTCATAAAGATTATTTACGGTTGTTTTTGCTTCATTTAAAACAACCAATCCTGCTTTTCCAATATCATTAAACCCATTAATTGATGGATCATAAGAATTTGTCCAAACAACATCATTATTAACTAATTTTTCATATTGCTCTTGATTTAAAAGCATCGATATTGGTTCTTGAAGTTCATAATCAATACTTGTAGAATAATCGTTTGTTATTTCTCCAACTTGAACAATTGATGCGTTTGCTGCTGCATTTGAACCATTACCACCAACAATTGAAACAGTAACAACGCTTCCTGCTGAAAGATAACCATAACCAGCATTTAAAATACTAATTGATGAAATCTGTCCAGATAATGTAGAATTTAAAGGATCAGCCAATTTTGCTTGTGCTGTAGCACGAATGTTTGGAGTAGTTCCATTTGGACCACCACCTAATATTTCAATACTTGGAATTGATGTATATCCAGTTCCAGAATTACTCAATGTTATAGTAGTAATACCGAAAATAGGAGTTCCGACACCAGCATTTTTAACAGGATAAACCAAGGCACTATATGAATTGGAATATCCTTCACCTGCACCTGAACCATAAGGCATTCTTGATACCAAAAGATTTGCAGGAGAATTTAATAAAATTTGTTTTGCGGTATGATAGAGATATCTCTCAGCACCATTTGTTGGTGCTCCATAAATTTGTTCGTATTCTGAAATGCTGCTAACATTGACCAAATCTTCAGTTGGTCCTTGATCGCTGAATCCTGTTATAAGAACATCGGTTGCTCCGAGTGGTCTTGATATAATACTAAGATCAATTTCATTAATTTCGACGCCTGGTGATGCTATAGTTCTTGATGCCATAATTTATAATACTATTTATCTTTATTTTTGCCATTTTTATAAAATTGTTTTCGTTGTCTTTTATTGTAAATAGTATTATGAACAATTTTGACCTGAAAGTATTTTCTCTTTTAGAGGAAGCTTCTCGTTGTACTAAAGTTACTGGTAAAACATCATCTACATCAAAAGGGAAAAAATGGATGAAATGCGTTAAAAATCCAAAGGGTGGATATAAAAGAATCCATTGGGGACAAAAAGGTGTAAGAGTAACAGGAAAATCAGGAAACACTAAACGTAAAAAGTCTTTTCGAGCCAGACATAAATGTTCCAGTGCAAAGCCTGGAACACCAAGATATCAAGCTTGTAAAGATTGGTAAAAATATGAAAACAAAATTTGATCAAGTTATATTCGAAACTGCTATCACAATAGACCCAGAAACGTTAAAAAATAAATTAAACTTTAATGCTTTATCACCAAAAGAAAAAGAAGGTTTAAATGCAATGACGGGTGCGATTGAAAACAAAACAGAAACAGATGCAATACAAAAAGATTTTGAAGTTTTATCTGATGAAAAATCTTCAGATGAACAAAAAACACAAGCAATGCTCCGTCTCATAAGTCAAAAAAGATTACCAAACATTACTCAAAAAAAAGAAGACGCAGAAAGTCAATCACAAAATATTGTTAAAAAAGAAAAACCAACCCAATCATCTTTAACTTATAGTGCTCCATCCTTTCAATAATCATGTCTAAAAAGAAATCTCGTAGTAAAGAGGCTTCTTTGGAAAAGAAAATGGATTCTTCCAAAGATACATCTCCGTATGTTTATCAGAGAGATAAAGTAAATTTTGAATTTACAATTAAAGAACTTCCTTGGACAGAAAAACAAAAAGAATTAATTAAAATTCTCTTAGACAAAGAAACAAGATGTGTATTTGTTGAAGGACCAGCAGGTGTCTCAAAAACTATAACTGCTGTTTATGCTGCTTTGCAACTTTTAAAAAATAAAAAAATATCCGATATTATTTTTGTAAGAAGTGCCGTAGAAAGTGCGGATAGCAAAATTGGATATTTACCAGGCACTATTGATGAAAAATTTGAAGCATACATGGTCCCATTCATGGAAAAATTAGAGGAACTTTTAGACAAAGCAGCTATTAATAGATTAAGAAATGATGAAAGATTTAATGCAACACCTGTAAATTATATTCGTGGTTTACACTGGGCAACCAAATGTGTAATCGTTGATGAGTGTCAAAATATCAGCTTTCGTGAATTAATCACAACTATCACAAGAATGGGAGAGTTTTCTAAAATTATTTTCTGTGGTGATCCAATGCAATCAGATTTACCCGAAAATAAAGCTGGTGGTTTTTCTAGAATATGTGATATATTTGCTGATGAAGAATCCAAAAAATTTGGAATTTATCATTTTGAATTTACCAAAGAAGATATTGTTCGTTCTGAATTTGTAAAATTTGTAGTGGAAAAATTAGAAAACGAAAAGAATACTTGGAAACCATCTAACACTAAGTAAGTATAACATGAATAATAAGCCACATTATATGATGGTCGAAAACCGTCCTATACCTTGTCAATTTTGCGGAGCAAGTGTTTTTGGAAAAGTTACCGAAAAAAAAGATCACAACTCAAAAGAAACTATTAAAGAATGTCGTTGGATTTGTGGACGATGTGGTAATTTATCAAAAATAGGAATTGTCCAATAAATGAACTTTAAAAAAGTTTTAGAAGAAATCTATGACACTGGAATAAAACAATATCCAGCTTATAGTACTCCAGCAAGAAAAGATTTTGCTCCCTTATCAACAAGGGATGGATATAACTATCCATATCAACAAAATCAACCGACACAGAATTTAACAACACCGCCACCAGACGCACCAATTAGTTATCCTTGGCCACTCCAAACAGTTACTGATGACTTATCAGATAGTTTTGTTTATCTGATGGCTGCTGCCAATAAAATATCCCAAACCGTAAAAAACAATCCAGCAATAGATAAAGACCAAAAAATAAAATTGTTAGAATTATTTAAGCTTTCTAAAAAAGCATTAGAAATAATCAAAAACGTTGGAATTTCAATAGGAGAAATTTCAAACATGGCGGGACCACAACCCACACAAAATCCTGTTATTCCCCCAGAACGTATTGAGCCTGAATCACTTCCAGATACAGGTAATATGGTTAGAATCAAAATAAAATAACTGTTGACTATTTTTTCATTTAGTGATACATTTGATAAATGAGAAAAATTAAAATTCCTTGGGATTTTATCAAATCTACTGTTATAGTGTTGTTTATATCCTGTTTAGGTGCTCTTTCTTTTCATCTTGCAGGTTATTCTTTTTTTATTAGCTTTTTGTTGTTTTTTGTTTTTCAATATATAATTTTTTCTTTTTTAGGAAATCTTATAAACAATTTTTTTATCCAGAAAACAAAACAAAAAGAATTAGATGTATTAGAACCACTTTCAACTATTTTAGAGTGTGCATATTGCAACACAAAAAATGTAATGACATTTTTACCAGATCAAAATGAAAGATTACAATTTGAATGCTCCAGTTGCAAAAAAACTAATTCAGTTAATATTCAATTCGTCGTTGCTAGAACAACAGAACCAATTCAAACCCAAACACCAATAAAAGTTGATTTAAAAGATGAAAACTAAAAAAAATAAAAATTGGAAAAAAATCCATAAAGAAGCTTCTGAATGGGCAAGATGGATGTCTTTGTTTGAAGCGGTCAATATTATTGCTGACAAAGCTGAAGAAAAAGGCTTACCTTTTCAAAAAATTGAAATTAAACCTTTAGCCGTATACAAATATATGGAAATGACAGAAAACATTTTTTTGAGAAAGATACTCAAACAAGATTATAATATTGATTTATACTTTGAAGAATTAGAAGAAAATTTTTCTTCTAAAAAAATGGAAATATATTAATATTCGCCATATACTGAAGTATTACTACAAGGATTTTCTTCATTATAATTAAAGTTAACGTTTGCTAATTGTTCAATTATATCATTATCATTTTGTGGTGTATTTCCTTCACCAGCACCTGGACTACCAGGTTCATAACTGTAGTCATATCTTCTAGCTTTAAAAAACCAAACATAGTGACCACCAATTGCATTAAGCTGAAACTCATCAACAACTTCTGTTATTTCAAAAATAATAGCTCCTCTTCTTGGATAATTTAAACGATCACTACCAAACTCTGTAAGTTTCATCAAATCACCCATTTTTGGTTCTGAAGAAAGACCATAAATTGACGTAAATGATTTTGGATGAATTACACCCGTCATGTCACTATCTGCAACAATACCAAATTTTGAAAGAAGATAAGAATCATTGTTTAAATTTAACATGACAATCATTTTTCTTGGATCTGCAAAACCAGCACTTGGTTCTTCTCCATATAAATGATAAGCACTTGAAAGTTGAGTTTGGTTTGTGTAATAGTCAATTTCTTGACCGTATATGTTTATTTGCTCATACCACCAATTGGAAAAATTTTTCCTTTCGTTAGCATTTATTTTTTTATTTAAAAATCTTAACTTTTCCATTTTATTATTTGGCTGTTAAAATATAAGAATTTGGTGCAACCTGTAAAAGATAAACTCCTAATTGTTTAATAGCTTTTTTTGGTTCAGCATCGTTTGGATATATACCATAATGTTTCATGATTGTATCTGCTTCACCTGATGTTAAATTTTGATCTTGTTTAGTTTTATAACAAGATGTAACTTTTGGATGAAAGTGATCTTTTTGTGTATGTGTTTTTGCAACCAAATTAACACTTTTCCTATCTAAACCAGATCCCATTATTCTTTTAACTGTATTGTGATGAGCAGATCCAGTGTTTGGACTTAAGAGTTTTTTCTCTTGATCACTTAAACCAAAATATTTTTGAAAATTCATTAAATATACTTACAAATAAAAAACCCCGCGAGTGCGGGGTTTTTCTTAATTTATTTAGTTTTTTTATTTATTATCAAATAATGTTTTACCTACAGTTACACCACCAGCATTATTGTTTTTGGTTTGGAGCTTTTTAACTGCTGGTTCAGTTGAGTGAGCTTTTAATTCACCATCTGAATCTTTACCAGTTTTTGGTGTTTCTGCTGATTTTTTTGTTGTTGGGACTGCACCCTTTACTTCCATGTTTGAAGGGTTATTCATACCTTTATTTAATTTTTCTGCGTCAACTAAGGCATGTCCACAAACTTCAGCTTCAACAGCTTCTTCTTTTACTTCTTCTTCTGAGTCATCTTCTAATGATTCCAGTTCGTTGTTTTCTTCACCTTCTTCTTCACCTTCTTCTTCACCTTCTTCTTCACCACCAAGAACACCCATTAATACTTCATGAAGCTTTTCTGCTAATTCACGGCTTAATGTGAGAGTAACTTCTTCACCTTCATCTTCTTCTTCTGAATCATCAAATTCTTCCATATCTTCTTCTGCATTCATGTCGAAACTTGAATCAGGTTGAAGTGAATTATCTTCAGTTGAGAAGTTAAAAGCTTCTTCTTCGTTTAAAATTTTATTATAAAGAACATCAAAAGGATTTGATGCTTCAGCTACTTTTTTGATTTCACCATCAGTTTGTTGTAACTCTTTTGGAGCTTCAACAGCTTTTTCCATATCCTTATCGGCATTTTCAGTTGCTGAATCTGGTTCGATATCTTTTGCTTTTTTTTCTGATTCAGAATCACCAAAGGCTTTTCCTACTTGTTTTTGGGTTCCTTCAACAGCAGAAGACTTTGTTTCTTCTTCGATGATTTTTAAGTATGCTTGTGCTAATGGATCGTTAGTCATAATGTTATATTATTATTTACCTTTGTTTATTTCCATTTCTATAAAAATTATTTCTTTTTATAACCGCTTTTTTTCTTAACGGCTTTTACACACTTTTCAAATTTTTCTGGGTTTTCTTTTTTACCACCAGTTGATTTATTACAAACAGCCCAAGGATTTACTTTTTCCATTTTAACGTTTTCTGGGTTTTCCATATTGTCGATATCTTTTATATCAAATTCTTCGGATTGAGCACCTGCTTCATATTCTGCTACTTGGGAAACAGATTGAATATTATCGTTTACGATTGCAATTTTTTCTAATTGCCAAGGTTCTAAATTCGCTCCATTTTCCAAAGAATCTAAAAGCGATTTTGCATGTTTGCAAATTGCATAAAGATTTGACTTTGCCATTGCGTCTTCTTCTCTTTCTGCTAAATGATCACACGAAAATGGTTGATCTTGTGGCACTTCGACTTCAGCACTGTCTTTAGCTAAAATGCTTGAATATGCGTCTTCTAATAAAATTTGGTCTTTGTTTCTCATTAAGACTATTTATATCTTTCCAACAACATTTTAACTTCTTTTTGAAGTTTTAAAGTCTCCATTAATTCGTAATCTTCTTTATTAGCAACCCAAACAATATACGAATTTGGAATTT